AATCTTTCAAGACGACCACAAATATATGGTACGTCATATCCATCTACGTTCCAACCAGTAAGAATATCAGGAAAGTTTTGTATCCAGTAATCTAGAAAACAACGAAGTAGATGTTGTTCTCCATCACACAATATAAACTCTACATCATCACGTGTATTTTTGTATGGTCGAGTGCCAAATACTTTTAACCTACGAGTTTGATAATCCTGCACTGTGATACTGAGCATTTCCTCAGCACACTCTTTGACATTAGGGAATCCGTTCTCACATGCAACCTCAATATCGAGTGACATGATCTTCATACTCTTGAAGTCATAATCTACTTCGTCAGGAAACTCTTTAGATATAAACTGATACAAATATCTGTCATATCCATGCACCTCAAAGTTTGGAACTTCTTTATACTGATCGACAAATTGACGTGCTTCACGCACAGACTCAAACCTTACTGGTTTCGCATACCTACCATCAAGTGTTTTCCATCTAGTTTGTTTTTTAGTAACAACAAAAAGAGTTGGAGAGAACTTAAACTTACGTTGAATACGTTGTCCATCTTCGTATCCGATGTAGTGTATGTTGTCTCCAACCAGTTGTACGTTGGTGTAAAAACTCATTTAGTAACTGTCTCGTATTTCTTTTTCAATTCTGCTGTTGGTGTGACTATTGTAGCAATAGTTTCAGAATAAAGCAATACGTCAGTATCTGTTGTGTAACGAGGCCATGGTTCTAGTGTGCCATCCTCCTTAATAAGATAAGGATCTTGCATATGACAACTAGGTTCCTCTTCTAGTTGTTCTGCCATGGTAATTAATTCAATACCACTCTTTAATATTATCAAAGCGATTTGCATAATGTTTCTAATTTGCGTAGGTCTTCTTTGTCCCAGATGTTATTGTCTTGTTTCTCGTAAAGATATACAGGAGCAATAGATTGTAGTTCTGGAATAAATGTTTTGGTAATTAGATTACCAATATACATCCTAGGTTTGTATTCGTCAACTCTTATGTTAAAGTAACTAGGACCGTTAAACATAAGATGTTCAAATGTCTGAGTTCCACCTACAAAAAGTGGAAAGGGTTGCGGTACAAAATTCAGATCATATAGTGGAGTCTCTATAGGTTGATCAAATGATGCGATACCAACTTGACCATTGATTAATGCAGGGTAATCAACTAAAAATTTTTTTAAAATGACAGTTCCTGTAACTTCAATGAGTTGACTACCATGAAATTTGTGATCTGTTTTATATGACAGAACTAAATTATCATCAATGTCATATAACTTATGTTTCCTCATCGTCTAGTATTGCTTCTGCGTCTTTAAATATTTGTTCCATATCTAAATCTTCATCAGTAACACCCGCAATGACATCTTCATGTGCTTTGAAATTCTTCTCGTATTGTTCTTCTTTTATTGCTTGAACATATTGTGCTGTAATACTATCCAGTGGTTCGTATGCTGTAATGACATGCCCTGCAGGAAGAAAGAAATCTTTATCCTTACTTAAAGGTGCCCATGGAAACCACGATAGTTGATATCCTTTCTCACGATTAAACACAAGTTCCCCTTCGTCAGATACAATATCTAAACGAAAAGGTTTATGTAACTTAAATCCTATAGATTCTTTGGTCTCAGGATCTGCTAACTCTTGTACCTCTGTAATTATTTCTTCGTTAGATCTTAATAATAAAATCTTTATACTCATTCTATGTTGCCACCCATCTTCTGTACGTTAGTAATATATGTATCACGAAGACTTGGCATAGGTTCTAGTATAGTTACAACCATATTATGATTAAGTGGAATTTTTACCTCTGGTGATAGAGGACACCATGGTGAATAGTGCACCTTAACCTCTGGATCTGTAACAATACCTGTAGTATCCATTTTAGGTTGATCATACTGAACTTTATATGGATAGTTTGCAATATATGCTTGTCTTGCACCAGTTTCTTTGTCAATCGCTTCTTGCAAATCGCAGATAATAGTATCTCCATTAAACATTATAACAACCTTGACTCTCTCAGACTTGATAAGAAATTGAGGGGGTGTTGGAGGTGTAACATTAATAGGTTCTTTCTTTCCTTTTGCCATGTCAAAAATGCTTTTGTTTATATTATAAAAGGGAGATTGAGTTTTGTCAATCCCCCTTATGTAGGTTAGATAAAATCAGTATCTATAAACCATGTTGTAGGATCATTTGGATTTATCTTATCCATTTCATCACCAAACTCTAGAGCAGCGAGGAAAGTGGGTAAAGATATTTCTTTGGTAATCCTAACCTTATACCAAACACGACCAACAGTGTCAAAAACTTTTAAGAAGTTTCTCTCAAAAGACTTTCGTTCTTCGTCTCTGTTTTCTTTAGTGATGTTAGCATTTGGTGAGTTGTCATTGGCGAAGATATTAACAAAAGGTCTCTTATCGCCTGACTCCACATGCTTACACCAAGCGGTCATGGTAGTTGTAGGATATGCACCCTGATTGATAGCAGTTTTGACAACGTATTTTGTAGATTCAAAATCAAAATTGTCAGATCCTTTTTTTGCTTTCGTAACATCAGGATAATATTCCAAAACATTAGCATTCAAGGATTGCATATCATGTCTTCTTCTTTCAACTTGAAGAACACCTTGTTGTTCACAGAGTCTTACGATCTTGTCAATCTTTCTTCCACGAACGTTATATGTTTTTACTTCTTCAGCAATGATGTCTCTTCTGTCTTTTTCTTTAGCAGCATCAATTCTTTTAGGAAGATCATGACCTTCTGTTTCCATGTCTGCCTTAATTGATCCAACTATGTCCAAGTCAGTAACTGGAGTGTTTGCGTATGATGCTCTGTTAGCAACAGCACATGCCCATTTTCTCAAGAGACCAATATCTTTGATACGTGTAGGCCACACTATGATGTAGTCTTCTCCTGCTTCGATTGCGGATTGCAATCTGTGGTGGAGGTTAGCAATACCCCATTTTCTTTCAACACCTCTTGAAGAGTAACTCGCACCTTCGTACTCAGTGTCCTCAAGAGAGAATACTATACCTTGCCTTAGAGATGGATCCCATTTCTTTGCACGTATGTCTTCAGTAATGTCCTTAACTGCATCGCCATTAAGGTCAACACTGTTACGAGTCTGAAATCCTCTAGGAAGAATTTCACCTGTAACGTTACTACGGATTGCTTCCAATCCATGTATCTCCTCTACCCAAACTAGGATAGGTTCATCGCAAAGTAATTCAATAGGAAATCCTTCCAAATCACTTTCGATTGATGGAGTGTTTTTTCTTACCAGTTCTAACAACTCAAGGTTGAAGCATTTGTTTGGATCAACAGGAGGTGCTTTCGGGACTGGTGCATTTAGTTTCTTATTGAGACTATATGCTCCCGCTTTTGGATAGTCCGAAGATTCGGACAGGGTTTTTGTCGTTTTCATAATAATTAATGTAGTAGAAACGTTTGAAAATCGGTGTTCACTCTGGGTAAGTTATTAACCTAGGTCAATAAAAATATCAACCATATTTGCATACTAACCTATAATAGAAAATATGTCAAGTGGTATTTCTTCTATACGATCTTTAGCAATTTTTAGATACTTTTCTTCATTGTCTATACCTATAAATCGTCTATGAAGTTTGCGTGCTGCTACACCTGTAGAACCAGATCCCATACAATTATCTAATACAATATCATTTTCATTAGAGTATGTTTTTATCAACCACTCTAATACAGGAACTGGTTTTTGTGTAGGATGTACTTGTTGTTGTGCAGAGAAGTCTCTTGATATGTTAAGAACTGACTTAGGATATCTTGTGCCTTTGTTTTCAAAACCTTTTACAGGTTTAAGACCGTATCCATGATCATTCTTTTTACCTACATATCCTTCTGGATTTTTACTTTCTCTTTTAAATGGTTCTCCTTTCTCCATGATAGGATTGTATATACCACCAGATTGTTTTGCAAAAATTAAAATATTTTCATGAGTCTTCATGGGTCTATACTTTGCTAAACCTGGTGACCCACATTTATTTTTATTCCAGATTAATTCATACTTGAACCATTCTAGTTTAGAACATATTAGTTGTGCAGAAAATGGTTGAGAACCAAACAGTGCCATCATACCTTTTGGTTTTATGATACGACCATACTGTTCCCAC